ACAATCTGAAGTTTGACGGTGAATTTATAATTTATTATTTACTTTCACATGGTTTTGAACATATTGAAAATAGAAAATATAGGAAAGATAAAACATTTACAACACTTATTTCAGACATGGGAATGTTCTATTCAATAGAAGTATTTTTTAAAGTAGGAAATAAGAAGGTTAAAAAAGTAAAGTTTTATGATTCACTTAAAATTATTCCTTTTTCAGTTGATCAAGTTGCTAAAAGTTTTAATCTTGAAATATCAAAATTAACACTTGATTATAACACACCACGTTCAAGGAATCACATTTTAACACCTGAAGAAAAAGATTATATTACAAATGATGTTTTAATAATGGCAAAAGCACTTAATGTTTTATTTAAACAAAATTTGACTTCCATGACACAGGGATCAAATGCTTTAAAAGATTTTAAAAACATTATTCAGAAAAGAAGGTTTGATTATTATTTTCCTGAATTAACAAAGGAAGCTGACAAAGATATACGAAAAGCATACAAAGGTGGATTCACTTATTTAAACCCTGAATATAAAGAAAAACTTGTTGGGAAAGGGTTAGTTCTAGACGTCAATTCACTATACCCTTCAATCATGAGATCTAAAAGATTACTTCCATTTGGTGAAGGAAAATTTTTTGAAGGAAAATATGTTTCTGATAGGGTTTACCCTTTATATATTCAAAGTTTTACATGTTCATTTAAAATAAAGAAAAATAAGATTCCAACAATTCAATTAAAAGATAAACATTACAAATGGTATTTCATGCCAAATGAATACATTGAAAGTTCAAAAGGTGAAATTGTAAATTTATGTTTAACAAATATTGACCTGAAGTTATTTTTTGAACATTATGATGTTTATGATATAGAATGGTTGAATGGTTGGAAGTTTAAAGGAATTTCAGGACTTTTTGATGAATATATAGATAAATGGATTGAAGTTAAAAATGAAAGTACACGTTCAGGAAATAAAGGAATGCGAACTTTAGCAAAACTGATGTTAAATTCATTATATGGAAAATTTGCAACTTCTTTAGAAACAAAATCAAAATTTCCTTATTTAGTTGATGACGTTGTAAAATATAGATTTTCAGAACCTGAAGAAAAAAAGGGTGTTTATATTCCAATGGGTGCATTCATAACAAGTTATGCACGTGAAGTTACAATTAGAACTTCACAAAAAATAAAAGAATATTCGCTTTCAAAATATGGAAAAGATCTTTACTGTTATTCAGATACGGATTCAATTCACACTTTACTTCCAATTGAAGAATTAAAATTGTTTTGTGAAATTGATGATGTTGAACTTGGTAAGTGGAAACATGAAAGTTCATTTGAAGAAGCAAAGTTTTTACGTCAAAAGTGTTATTGTGAAAAGTTTGGGAATGAATATAACATTACATGTGCAGGACTTCCGAAAAAATGTATGTATAAAAAAGATGATTCAGGCGTTCTTTATTATAAAACTTATGAAGAAGATCCAAACGGAAAATTTCAGGAAGTTGAAAAAACATTTAATATAAATGATTTTAAAATTGGTTTTACTGCTTCAGGAAAATTAACATTCAAGCATGTTAAACGGTGGTGTTAAATTAGTGGACACGGAATTTTCAATAAAAGAAGCATTTAAACCTTTTCTAAAAAATTAATTATTGTTATAATATTATTAGAAAGGAAGGGTTTAAAAATGGTTGAAGAATATTTTCGTATACTCGCACAAAATTTATGTTTTAAATTATTAATAATTTTCGTTGTGTTCGATACAACATTCGGAATTTTACGTGCAATACGTGAACGTAAAATTAATAGTTGTATTGGAATAGACGGAATGATCAGAAAATCAGGAATGATTTTATCAAGTTTATTTTTGTACATAATCGACAGGTTAATTGACATTAATTTTCTTGGGTTCATTCCTGATTCATTTTTAAATTTAGTTGGAATTGAATCAGTTGGAATTGGTGAACTTTTTGGAATATTATTTATAATATTCGAATCACTTTCCGTTTTAAAAAATATGTATAAATGCAAAATGCCAATTCCAAAAAAGTTAAATGAATGGCTTGAAAAGGTTCTAACTGAATTTACAAAAGAATGTTAGAAAGGAAAAGATAAAATGAAAAGTTATGAAGATTTTATTAAAAGCGTAATTGGAACTTCTTTTGATGAAGATCACGTTGCAGGTGTTCAATGTGTGGATCTAATTAAAAGATATTTAAAAGAAGTTTTCGGTTTAAATGTTCCAAATGGTTTTGGAAATGCAATTGATTATTACACAGGGTATAATAACAAAAAATTATTAAATACAAATTTTGAACGTATAGAAAACACGCCTTCATTTATACCAAAACAAGGTGACATTATGGTGTGGAATGAAAAACGTGGAAAAGGTGCAGGTCATGTTGCAATTTGCACAGGAATTGGTGACACTAAAAACTTTTATTCTTATGATCTTAATTGGAATAATGCAAAAAAGGTTAAAGAAGTAAAGCATGATTACAAAAACGTTTTAGGTGTTTTACGTTATAAGAAAAAAGAAGAAAAGAAAACTGTAAATTACAAAATGGGTGACTTGGTTTATCTTCCTGTTTTATTTACAGGTGCAAAAGAAAATGGGAACGTTTTAGTTGAATACAAGAAAAATCAATTTTGGGTTCTTCAGAAAGAATTTTTACAAAATCAAAGTGTAATAATTGGAACAGTTTGTTTCATTCAGGAAAATTCTTATGGACTTTCATTCTTTTATAATTTCAATGGTTCACAAAAAGAATTTCAAATGAATGTTCCAAAAGAAGATGTGAGGTGATAACATGGCACAATTTTATGAATGGAAAAAAGGTGATAACATTTGTGAAGTTGCTTCAAGATTTAATTTAACATGTAAACAATTAATTGAAATGAATCATTTAACTAATATTGACGATTTACGTGCAGGTGATATTTTAAGAGTAGAAAATAGAATTGTAAGAAAGGAAGATTAATAAATGGCAACAGTTACAAGTTCATGTTCACCATTACATGGTACATGCACAATTGGACAACCTTATGGAAATGCTTCAAGTAGTTATTCATGTGGTTTTCACACAGGAATAGATTTTCCACGGTTCAGGTGTTTCAGGTTCACTTGATTTATATTCAGTATGCACAGGAACAGTTGTATATATAGGAAATAATCCGAATGCTTCACTTGGTATTCAAGTACAAATTCAAGAATCAGGATCAGGTGTTTATTATAGATATTGTCACATGGTTCAAGGTTCGGTTACTGTTTCAGTTGGTCAAAGTGTTAATACAGGAACAAAAGTCGGTGTTATGGGAAACACAGGAAATTCAACAGGAACACACCTTCACTTGGAATGTTCAACAACACAAAGTTGGAATTGTAACACATTTTTAAATCCTCGGAAATCGTTTAGGTTTTGGAAATACAAGGGGAACTGTAATTGTTTATGACGGTTCTACACCTGTTCCACCTACACCTACGCCTGCAAGTTGGATTTATCAAGACGCATATAATTCACAAAGTGAAATGGAAAACAATGCAAATTGTGTTATAAATTTTTATAGAAATCAAGGTGTAAATGATGACACGATTGCAGCAATACTTGGAAACATGCAAGCTGAAAGCACAATTCAACCTATTTTAAATGAACGTGGTCGGTGGTGGTGGTTTTGGTTTAGTTCAATGGACACCAAAATCAAGTTTAATTAATCATGCAGCAGCACTTGGAATATCTGATTATAATAACGGTGATAATCAATGTCAAGTTGTTATTCAAGAAATAGTAGGATCAAGTTCAATTCGTGAATGGTACACAACGCAAGCATTTATTTCAAATTATTATAATTCAGGTGCAACCTCTGATATGATAGGAATAACAGGTGGGCAGTTTATTTCAAATTCTATGGGGTGGACTGCTGACAAGCTAGCTATTATGTTCATGGCAGGTTATGAACGTCCTTCGTATGATCCTTCAATTAATCATTATCAGACAAGAATGTCAAACGCCCTTGCTTGGAAACAATACATGGGTGGAATAATTCCACCTCGGACCTATTGGACCTGCACCTGTTGGTCCTGTTGAACTTCGTTATTCTAGGTTTGAAGATTATTATGGGACACTTTACGCATATACTAACACATTAAATGAAGCACAAAGACAAGAAAATGCACGTTATATTAAAGAATATTTCCTTGATAAAGATTTTACAATTAATCCAATAATTGTTGTAATATCTGCAATGGATCTTATTTCAACATTAAATCCACGGATTTTGGGCAAATGGAACTGATGAAGCAGGCTATGGTTTGCTTGGTTGGAGAAAATGGGAATTTACTGATTGGGTTTTTGCAAATAGTGAGTTTGTATGGGATTATCAAGATCCTTCAGTAATTGACAATTCACTAGGAAGGGTTGAATGGTTCGCAAAATATAATTTAGCTTGGAATGATTCAAATTTTACACTTGAAGATTTTTTAAAATCTGATTTTGATACTTCTTTTTTAGCTCAAAAATGGATTGAAAATTATATATATAATACTTTAACACTAGGAGAACTTTTAAACAGGATCGATTATTGGAAGCGATATATTTTAGGTGGAACTTCAGCATGGAAATGGTTATACTCAAAGAAAATAAGATTGACTTAAAAATTAAATAAATATATAATATAATAGAAGGGAAAAGAAAAATGAAAAATGAAGAATTTAAAAATTTTGTAGGGAAAATGCAAGAAAAGTTAGGAAAAGAAAATTCAGCAATAATTTCAGATGATCTTGCAACCTTAATTTCAGATAATATCTCAATGAATGAAGAAATCACAAAACGTGATAATTCTATAAGAGAAAAAGACGAATTAAACACAAAACTTGTTTCAGCAAATTCAAGTTTGCTACAACAGGTTGGAACTTCTTCAGTTCAAACACAGGTTTTGAATACCAAAACAAAAACGGATTCTGAAGAAGTTGAAGAAAAGATTTCATGGGAAGATTGCTTCGATAAGAAGGGAAATTTCCTGAAATAAATATAATAAAAGAAAGGAATTAAAAAATATGTTACCAAAAGGCTTGAAAAACTCTTTAAACAAAATCAGGCAAATTAGCTCTGATATTTATCATCAGTATATTCCTATTTTGGAAGATGATACTGATATTTCGGCTTTAGCACAACCTGTTCTAACAGTTCCTGAAGTTTACAATGAATTTTGTAACGCATTAATCAATAGAATAGTTTACACACAAATAGTTACAAAAACATTTAATAATCCTTTAAGAGGACTTGAAGGAAATGTTATGCCACTAGGTTATGCAGGTCAAGAAATTTATGTAAATCCTGCTAGAGGACGTCAATATAATCCTAATGATTTCGTAGGAATATTACAAAAATATGAGGCAGATGTTAAAGTTCAATATTTAATCAAAAACATGGATATTCAATACCCATTAACAGTTAATAGAACTAAATTAAAAGAAGCATTTGTTTCATGGGAGAACTTAGATGTTTTCATTACAGGCTTAACAAATTCACTATACAATGGAATGTATATTGATGAATTTAAGTGGACAAAAGCACTTGTTTCAAGTGCATATAAAGGCAACATGGTCAATGTTGAAACAGTTAGTTCACCATTAACAAGTGTTGATCTTGCAAAAGCTTTCACAGCTAAAGCAAGAGAATTATTCTTGAACTTCCAAATGCCTACAACTTCTTATAACGCATGGTCAAAAGTTGGTGGTTCAGGACGTCCAATAACAACATGGAGTCCACCTGAAGATATAGTTATATTAATCAGAAATGATGTTCGTGCATATATGGACGTTGAAGTTCTTGCAAATGCTTTCCAAATTGATAAAGCAGTTTTACTTGGAAACATTTACCCTGTTGATTCATTTGATGTTTATGATGATGACGGAAATAAAATATTCGACGGTGCAAATATCTTCGGAATGATTGCAGATCGTAATTGGTTCAAAATTAAACCTATTGATCAATTTATGGAAAACGGTTACAATGCAAATAATAGAGCAATGCAATATTTCTTGAATAATATCAAGATGTATGAATTTTCATTGTTTGCAAATGCAGTTGTTTTTGCTACAACTGAAGCAACTGTTAATCCAACTGCTTTTAAATTCTTGGTTGACGGTGAAGAAAAAACTTCAATAACAATTACAAAAGCAACTGATGTTGAAGTTGTAACAACACCTTATTCAGCAAATGCAAGTATAACTTATGCTTCAAGTGCTTCAAGTTATGCAACTGTTGCTAAAAAGGATTCACAAAATAAAGTTATAACAATAACACCTGTTGCAGACGGAAGTGCAAACATTACTGCAACTGTTGGAGAAGTAACGGGAACACTTGCAGTTACTGTTGATGTTTAGTTTACAAATGACAAAGAAAAAAGCATTTTCTTTTTTCAAAGTATTTCTCCTAAAGGGAAGGAAGTTAAAAATCTTCCTTCCCTATTTTTAAGAAAGGAAATAAAAAGTTATGGTTATCACACCTCAAAACGAAATCGTTTTATTAAATTTACCAATTGAAATTGATAATAAAAATGTTTTATCTTTTTCAGACGCAAATGCACAATTTCAATGGTTCAGATTCCAAACGGATCAAAGACAATATGATAACATTACTTATGTTAGAAAAGACGGTTATGTAGTAGTAAATGACAATTTTGACAATTTAATGCACTTCAACTATTGCATGTACCAAAATGAAAATTTTAGTACAAAATGGTTTTATGCTTTCATTGTTAAAATGGAATGGCTTTCACCAAATTCAACAAAAGTATATATTAAAACGGACGTGTTTCAAACTTATCAATTTGATGTTGATTATAAAGCTTCATGGATTGAACGTGAAATGGTTAACGTTGCAGATGATTTAATTGGTTCAAACTTATTAAATGAAGGTTTAGAATGTGGAGAATATATTGAAAATGTTCAAACTACTATTCCACGGACTTTCACATGTTTATGTTATTGCATATGCAAGAAATCCTGCTGATGACGGTTTAGACGCAGGAACTTTTCCTTATCAAGGCGTTATTGTTAACAATATTGCTTCAGGATTATTTTATTGTGTATGTTCAGGTTCGCAAGTTTTAGGAATTATAAAACTAATAAATGTAAATGGACATGGAAATGATATAAAAGCAGTTTTCACAGTTCCTTCATGTGCAGTAAATGGATTAAATAACATTCCACTTTCGACACTTGATAACGTAAATTCAGATTTTAGTTATTGGATTCCTTCAGTTTTCATGTCAACTGCAGTTGATATTGATTTAGGTGATGCACCAACAGGATTAAATGGTTACCGTCCACGTAACAAAAAGTTATGGAATTACCCATTCCAATATCTAGGATTTACACCAACAAATGGAGAATCAAAAGTTTTCAGATATGAAGATTTTGCAAATGCACACCCTAAATTTAAACTAATATGTGAAATTAATCCAAATCCTTCACCTACATTTATTCCTGTTGACTTTAAAGGTGTTCCACGGTGTTAATATTTCAGAATGTGCAAGAATTACAGGTTACCCAAATATTGCATGGACTACTGACTTCTTTTCAAATTGGATTGCACAAAATTCAAATTTGGTTGATCTTAATGTTTCAAAAATTGAAAATCAAACTACATGGGCAAATAATAATGCAATGATGTCTGCACTTGGTTCATTCGGTGGAATTTTAGGGGGTGCAGTTACAGGAAATTATAGTTCAGGACTTCTTGGACTTGCTTCAGTTCCTTTGCAAATGGCACAAAATAAAGATCAACATGATTTTGCTATTAAGAATGTAATGCTTGAAAAAGAAAAACAACAAATGCTTCCAAATTCAAGCAACATGGGAACAAATGCAGGACTTCTTGGTTTTGGTTATATGAATAAAGACGCATTTACAAGATATTCAATAAAAAATGAATACGCACAAAGGCTTGATACATATTTTGACATGTACGGTTACCAAACAAATAAATTAAAAATTCCAAATCTTTCAAACCGTCCAAATTGGAATTATGTTAAAACACTCGGTGCAAATATAATTCAAGCTACAGGACATAATGTCCCTCAAGAAGATCTTCAGGAATATAAAAATCTTTTCAATGACGGTGTAACAATTTGGCATAATCCTTTAACTTTTCTTGATTATTCTCAAAATAATAGATAATTTTTATATTTTAATATATAATAATTATAGAAATTTTAAAGAAAGGGGATTTTTAAATGGCAAAAGCAAGAAAACCTGTTTTAAGAACAGGAAATTCGCAATTTATTGAAAACAATGTTTTAAATGACGCAACATTTTCACATTATTTACGTTGTTTTAAAAAGTTGTGTTTATCTATGTTTGAATGGGTGAATCTTCCAAAAGGTATGGATTCACGTTTTCTTGAAGAAGTACTTTATTATAATGGATTAGCTAGTATTCTTTATGATGAAAATTACGGCTTCATCAACACGGCTTCCACGCCTTCAGGTGCTTTAAACATTTACGGACTTCCAACGGAAATCAATTGTTTTTCTTATGGATTTTCTTCAATAAGAAAACTTTACACAGGCTTGGCAAATGAAGAAGCAAGAAAAACAAATTGCATTTTGGTTCTTAATAATCAAGACAAAGAATCAACTTTTTCTGATATGGAATTATTCGCATATAGAATGTATAAAGCTGAAAGGTCATCTGATATAAACATAAATGCAACTAAATCGCCAATCGTAATAATGGCTTCAGATAAAACAAAGCTTTCAATGGTGAACGCCTACGCACAATATGATGGCAATCAACCTGTTATCGTAGGCAAAAAAGGACAGTTTGATATTAACGACATAAGTTCAATTGACACTAAAGCAGAATTTATTGCTGATAAACTTCAAGATTATAAAAAGTCAATTTGGAACGAACTTTTAACTTTTCTTGGAATTAATAACTTGAATGAAAAGAAGGAAAGAATGGTTACTGATGAAACAAATCAAAATAATGAAGTTATTAACTTGAACCTTCAAAGCTTCTTGATTCCACGTAAAAAAGCATGTGAACAATTTAACGAACTATTTAATCCAACTAAAGAAATTTCAGTTCGTGTGCGTTCAGATCTTCAAAATACTATTAAGAAAATGGAATCAATTGTTTCAGATTATAATGAAATGGAAGAAGGTGATGAAGATGTTAACTGAAAATTACACAATGACACTTTACGAAATAATTAATAATTTTTATACACGTTCAGAGGTTGAAGCATGGTTTAAAGATTATCAACTTTCAGATTATTTAACTGAAGATCAAATTGATGTTATTACTGAAAACGGTGTGTGGTCAAAAGATAAATTGGCACAAAAAATTGTTGATCATTACTTAATGGAACAAATCGGTTTTGAAACAATGGCACTTTTTAAACATAAAGTAAAAATCACTATGAACGAAATTATGGAATCAAAACTTCCTTTAATTTATTCACGTGCTATTGAATACGATCCACTTGTCAATGTTGATTACACGGAAACATTTTCACGTACTATTGAAAATGAAGGTTCTTCATCTTCAAATTCATCTTCAAATTCTTCAGGATTAACCGTTGGTTCTGATACACCACAAGGTCAAATTAATAAAACTGATATTTTAAACGGAACTTATGCTTCAGGAACTAACGCTTCAGAATCTGAAGCAAGTGTTGAAGATGAAACAAACGCTTCAAATTCAACTGATGAAGATTACACAAAACACGTAAAAGGAAATTCAGGTGTTAGTGCTACTGCACAAAAAATGGTTGAACAATTTCGTGATAACATTCGTGCAATTGACTATGAAATTATAAAAGAACTTGAAGATCTTTTTATGATAATATATTAAAAGAAAGGAAATAAATAAAATGTCAAATCAAATTACACCAAATCCTTCAGTTCCTTCACAAATAGTTCAGGAAGTTAAATTTCCAAAATTTGTGAATAACTTGGGGATTATTCCAACAAGCTACAAAGATTCAATGAGTTATTATGAAACTTTAGCTTGGCTTTGTAAATATTTGGAAGAAACTGTTATTCCAACAGTAAATCAAAATGGTGAAGCAGTTGAAGAACTTCAAAGCTTATATATAGAATTAAATTCTTACGTTACACATTATTTTGATAATTTAGACGTACAGGAAGAAATTAATAATAAACTTGATCAAATGGTTTTAAATGGAAGTTTACAATTACTTCTAAAAGAACAATATGAAGATTTAAAAACACAAGTTAATACAACACTTTTAAATTTTCAAAGTGATATTCAAAATATTGCTTCAGGATCTCCTGCAGGTGTTTATTCAACTGTAACTGCTCTCGAAAATGCTGATCCTGATCATTCAAAAATTTATGTTGTAACTGCAACAGGAAAATGGTATTATTATTCAACTTCTTCAAATGAATGGGCAGAAGGTGGAACTTATCAATCAACAGAAATAGCAAACGAATCAATTACATTAAATAAACTTGCAAGAAATGTTCAAGAAATGATAATTGATTATGGTGAAAACTATTTTAAAGATCCAAACAATAACGGTTCTTTAAACTATAATGTAATACAACAAACAAATGCAACTGTAACACTTGAAGATACACCAGACGCACAAACAACTGCAATTAATAATAAAGCAATAAAGGTTATAACTTCTGCACAGGGTGGATATGTACGTTTAAATCAATGCTTAAAATCAACAAATAAAAATATAACTAAAATCTCAATTTCTGCTAACTTATACGTACCTACTGGACGTGCAAGAATGTTAATTTATAACGCAACTAGTAACCAAGTAATTGCACAAACAGGAAATATGCAAGGAAATGGTTTTGTTGCAATATTAGAAAATATAACAATTCCTGCATTAAATAATATTTTTATAGCATTTCAGGGTTCTTATGCTTCAAATGAATTTTATATTACTGACCTTACAATGATTGAAGGAGAAATTGCAAGCCCTAGTTATATTGATTATTCTTATCATTATGAAGTAAAAACACCAATCCTTAATAAAAATATATTAATCTTTGGTGATTCAATCACAGATTGTTGTAATTTTTCAATTAATGCAACAAATAATACGACGACAGCATATTCGTTCAAAAATCCTTCAAATAGTTATGTCAAAGACGGTGTTACAATAAATTATTCAATGTGGCCTGCAATAATAAATGATAATTACGGTTGTAAAGAAATTAGAAATTATGCTAAATCAGGTGCACACTATAGAGAATATCCAAACTATGTTGATCCTAGAGAAAATGTAACATATCAAATAGAGCTTGCAATTAATGACAAAAATAATCCAAATGGTATATTTAATCAACAATCATTTACACCTGACATAATAATTTTTGCACTTGGAACAAATGATTTAGATAATGATACTTATGATTCAGCTATGGCAAAAACAATTTACGAAAGTGATGATAAAACTATAGATGTTAGTTCAACTTTAAATAACTTGAATCTTTTATATTTTAATGAAGCCGTACGCTATTGTTATCTAAAAGTTAAACAAGAGTGGCCTATGGCTCAAATATACGTTGTTTTACCTTTACAAAGAGTATCTGAAGATACTTATGAAATTGGAAAAGATATTGAAAAAATGGCTTTAAGATATGGTGCCGTTATAATTGATGGTTATGGTAATTCAGGAATCACACCTGAACTTAATGTATATAACGGACTTGGTGAATATTTAAAAGACGGACTTCACCCTAACGAAAAAGGTCAAAATTTACTAGCAAGATTAATTATTAAATCTTTATTCTCTAATTATGATAATTTTGATCTAATGAACAAATAAGTTTCACGTGAAACATTATATTCCTTACTTGTAATACAAATGTAACACATTCGTAACGCATTTTTGCTTGACAAAATATTTTCCCTGTGTTCCCCGATAGGTGACATAATATCTATTGGGGAACTTTTGTTCGGTTTTCGTGTCGCAACGTATTT